TTATAGGTTTAGGTCAAACTCTATATGGCGGTCCGGATAGAGGCGGATCTCCTTGATGACGATCCTCCAGAACTCCTGTTGCTTGTCCTTGGGCAGATCGGCGTACATGCCTTTCCAGTCTCCCTGCAGGAGGCCGTCTATCTTTTCCCCGCTCGGGGCGGGCGCGGCCAAGGCGGCTTGCTTCGCCTCCAGCTCATCCAGCTTGGCCATGAAGCCTGCACGGTCACGCTTATACTCATCCAGGAAGATCAACTCGTTCAGGTACAGCTCCTTCAGTCGTGAAAGTTTACCCTTCAGCGCCGCGATCTCGCTGCTGTAGTCCTTTCTCCTGGCCCCGCTCAGTCTGGATGTCTGCCGCTTGTACTCGGCAAATTTGGCGTCCAGCGCGCTGAGCAGATACCTCTCCAACTTGGCCTCGCTGATCGAGCGATTATTGGTGCACGGTATCCGCCTGCAGAAGTGGTTGGAGCAATTGTAATGCGAGCTTACAACGTTCTGGTTTTTCCGGCCGCCCATGCGTCCGCCACAAACCGGGCAGAAGATCAGGCCGGAGAAAAGGTATACCCGATTCTGGGCGGGACGACGCATTACGCGCTTGCGCATGAGCTGGATGGCGTCATACTGCGCCTTGGTGATGTACGCTGGGCACATGCCGTCCGCGCCGAAGTAGCGGCCGTAATATGCCGTGCTGCGCAGCAGCTTGTCCGCACCCTGGTACGGGATAAAGATGCCGTACTCGCTCTTGATGTAGTCCTGTGTGGCGGAGACGGAGCCGCAGGCCATATATTTCCGAAAGAAGGCGCTCACGGCGGCCTCTGTTTCAGGGTCCTTCACGTACCGCTTGCCCTCAATGGTGTAGCCGAAGGGTTTGTCCCCGGTGAGGGGTTCAAGGCGGGCGCGCTTCCCGTCGAACACCTTCTTGATGCGCTCTGAGGTGCGGTCTGCTTCGTCTTGGGCCACAGCCAACATAATGTTGATCTTCAGGCGGCCTGCAGCGGTGGACGTGTCGTAGTCCTCATAGATCGTCCGCCAGGACACATTGTGCGCCTCGAGAATCTCCTGGACCTTGTAATACTCGCCGATATTGCGGAACCACCGGTCCAGCTTGGTAACGAGGACGATGTCCACTTCGTCGCGCTTGACGGCCTCCAGCAAGGCCAGCATGGCCGGCCGATACTCCACCTTCTTGCGGGCGGAGTATCCGGCATCGGCGAACACACCGACGATGCGCATTCCGTGTGCCCGGGCGTACTCTTCCAGGTCACCCTGCTGGTCATGGATGGAAAGGCCGTACTTTGCCTGTTCTTCGGTGGACACGCGGGGGTATAGAGCCGCCCGCAGGGGTAGGCTCTCACCCACAGGGGTATCTTTCTTCATGGTGTTCCTCCTTCCCCTGTGCCCGAATCGGGCACGGGTCACACATTGCCGTCGCGGGGTGCAGGGGCAGCGATATCTTCGGCAGCATAGAGTTCGTCTGTGTAGGTCTCGATTCCGTCTATATGTTCTGATAGCTTGGGCTTGATGTGCTGCTTCATGGGGTCAAGGATGAAGTCGAGCCCGTGCTTGCGGGCCATTTTGGCAACGGGGATGAAATCACTGTCCCCGGCAATCAGGACGATTTGATCCACGTATCCGCCGTAAGCCAGCGAAGCAACATCGAGGCCGATACGCATGTCGACACCCTTCTGCTTTACGTCCAAGCGGAAGTCATTCCGCGTGAGCGTGTCCACACCGCGCCGCCCAGCAAGGATATCGCGCAGCGCATCATCTTTGAGGATGTAACATGCCTGGGACTCTGCCAACTCGCCGCGCCGTATAGCCAGCTTGCGCTTTCTAGCCAATTCTTCAAAGAAAGTATTTGTCCACTTGGTTCCGCTCATGTCCGAAAAATTAAGCTTCTCCCCGGTCAGAGGGTGAATCATTTGCCTGGTCAGGGGAGGGCAGTCGTAATAGAAAATGCGATACAGGTCGCGGGGTTCCTCCGGCCTGGAGATGTGTAGCATGCAATAGGTATACAATTCTGCTGCCCGCTCGGCGGCTCCTTTTCGGCCCCAGATATCGAGGGCTCTCTTTCTGTAGTACCCGCCGTCTACCAGTATTGCAGTACGCCGTATCATCGCTTGGTCCATTTTATCTCCTCCTGTAAAAATAAAAACCCCTGGGAGTTGGAACATCCCGAAAGGTGGGAGTCCGTGCCCAGGGGTTACAATAGCTACACAACACTGTCATTGTGCTTTCTATATTATTCCCCTGAGTTCAAATTGTCAACCACCAATTAGCAAATTCGTTAATTTTGCCGATAAATTTTTAGAAATAAACGAATACGTTTACTCCTGCAGCGTTCGCTGTGCCCGAAATGGGCACATTATTTCAGCACGCACTTGGAGCAGGGCCGCAGGTGGCGGCTGTCCACGATATCCCAGGTGATTTCCTTGGCGTTCTTGCCGCCGCAACTCGCCTCGTAGTGATAGCATTCGCCGCTCTTGGTGGCATACACATGTCCGTGATAGTTCTCCTTGTAGGGGATCTCTCGTTCTGCCGGGGCCGGATCCGGCTCAGGCTCTGGGGTGGGCTCTGGTGCCGGTGTGGGCTCGGGCGCTGGTGTGGTGGGCTGTTTCCCCGGCGTGCTGGGCTGCGCTGGCTCGGTCGGTGTCGTGGTGGGCGTGGTCGGCGTTGTAGATGGCGTGCTGGGGGTGCTGGGCGTATCCGGCTTGGTGGTGGCCGTGCCGGTGTGGGTGCTCCCGGAGCTACTGCCGCCGGTGGTAGTCGTCTCCGTCCGAGGGCGAGTCGTGGCGGGCCTCTTGGAGTCCGAGCCGCCGGAAGATGTGCCGACAACCACGCCCAGGATGATGATACCGGCCACGAAGGCCAAGGCGATGCCCTTGCTGCGGTTGGGCTTCTGGGGCTTCTGCGGTGCGCCGCCCCCGTCAGTGGGTACGAGGCCCTCTCCGTCCAGCAGGTGCAGATCGTCGTCCACGGGGACCTGCTGGGTAGCCTCCCGGCCCTGATCGGCCCCGCCGATCTTGGTGGTGTAGGACATCCCAGTGCCGGGTGCGGACACCCTGGCGTGGGCGCCGGTGCGGGTGTTGTAGGACACCCCGGCGACCTTGCCTCCGGCACTGATGCCTACGCTTTTCTTGCCAAAATTCAGCCGCACCCCCGGGGCGATTTTCACACTTTTCCGGAATCTGAATCCCATAGTAATCCTCCTTTTCCTCTCTTACCAAATATTACCGCTGACAAATCGCCAGCAACGGACTATAATTACAGCCGGTACCAAGACATAGGGGCCCCGGAAGGGAGTCTCCAATGACAACTGACGCATTGGTGATCGCAATGGACCTATTTACTCAGCTGCCCCCGGCGGATCAGAGGGAGATACTTGCTCTCGCTGCCGCCTTAGCATCTCAGAAATGATCTTGTTTTGATTCTCCGGCGTTAGACCCTGAAAGATTCGCGCGAATTCTTCGCTTAAGCCGCTGCCCTCCGGGGCGGCGGCTTTTGCGTTTTTCGGCGGCTGCTCCCCCAGCAGATCGCTGACGGTGCAGCCCAGATACTGGGCCAGCAGCTGGACCTTGCCCACGGATGGGGTTTGCCCGCGCTTTATGTCGGTGAGGAAACTTGTACCTACGCCGCTTTCGCGGCAAGCGACGGTGGGCTTAACCCCCTTCGCCTCGCAGTATTTCCTTACGTTTTCCACAAATATATCCTTGTCCATAGTTGGGTAGCTCCTTATATACAATTTGGCTATTATGCCGAAAATGCGTAATTACGCAATTAGTATATTGACAATGCGTAATTACGCATTTATACTGAGACCATAGCAAACAAGCAGTTAGCGCGAACGTGCCCGATTCGGGCACCAAGAAAGGGGGTGATGGAGGATGAACATTTGCGAAGCCATACGGGCGCGGACGCCCGGGCGGCCATATCTTCGGCGGAAATCCTGGGAATTCCGGTTGACGGTAGACGGCTCCCGAAGGGCCCTTTTAAGTCAGTCCCAATTCCGCATTCTTCCCACGGATACGCCGGACGGCTGCTTAGCGGTGTCTATGACGGATCACCGTCCCCGCCCCAACTGGGCACCCATGGCCGCCGACTTGCTGGCAGACGACTGGGAAGTGGTGTAGTCACAGGTGAAGTGTCCCAATGTATTTGTCAATGGCTGCCTTAGCAACGCCCTCTGCAATGGACGAGATGGCCGACAGGGAGAAGTCTCGGGCCTTTACAAGCCCGGCCTTCACAACGGCCCAATGGTCCTTGTCCCGTATCTGGTTCAGGAACTCGTGACCATCGAAGGTGATATCTTCAATGATGCAGGCGCATACCACGCCGTTGTCCGCAATCTCCGTGGACATTTCGATGTATCCGGCCTGTTCCAGATTATGCAGGGCATAGAACACATTGGGCGCGTCAAATTCCGGAACGCTTTTGCACACTGCGTCAAGGTCGGTAGTATCCATGCAGACAGCGCCGTCCTCGTCGACGTCTATGCAAAGGAGTTCCTCCAGGGCGAGCATGACCCCGCGAACGCAGTCAGAATTTAATTTCATGATGTCCTCCTGTTGGTGAATGAATATCGTGCCCGATTTGGGCACCAGGAAAGGGGGTGATGGGGGATGGGGTTTACCCTCAGGGACTATTTTCGGAAACAGAAGGAATTGTTAGATGACAACCGCCTCCTGCGCATCCGACTCCGCCGCGCCGAGGCGGCGCGTGATCGGATGGCCGACCTGCTACAGGCAGCCGGTTCGGAGAGACTGACGCCGCTGGTTCATGAGAGTTGCCGTGGATGCGCCTATGCCGTATGGCGTTTGGCTGATCTGCAATATGACCGGCACGCATTCTTCCTGGGCTGCCGGAAACAGAACACCTGTGAAAGCTTTGTCCCGGCAACAACAATCATTTGGTCCCAAGAGCGGACAGAATTTCTACTAAAAGAGCCCCAAGAGCAATCAGAGTCGTGAGGGCATATGGGACCACAAAGCTCCAGAACTGCCGCCGTCTGCTTTCCAGGAGGGCGATCCCCTCCAGCGTTATGGCAAACTGGCTGTTCCTGGACTCAATCAGGCCTCGCTTCGTCAGAAGCGTTGTGTGGAGCGAAAGGCCGTCCGTCCCCAGGACGGCTTCCAGCTGGCTGCGAGTCATCTCGCCCCTCCCGGCCAACAGCCGGAGGAGCCTAAGGCTTTTCTTATCAATCGGCATAGCAATTTCCCATTCAAAACAAACCGGAAGGAGGTGAGGGGGATGAGTATCCATTCGGACAAGCTGTCCGGGCGGGTGGCTGACAACAGCTACAGCGCAAGGCAAACGGCGCACAGCATTTGCAGGACTCTGGTGGAGGCCCACTGCACGCTGGCAGACGCAAGGGCCATCTGCGAAATGGTCTTGAATATGCTGGAGCGGAACGCGGTCCTATCGTATCCGCTTTCCGATCTCGGAATCATGGACGAGGCCAAGCGCCAGGCGTATTTTGAGGGCCTCGTTATTGACAGCCAGAAAAAGTGAAGTGGGGGTGCCCCTCGTGCCTGCCCTGGTGCGGGTGGATTGCAAGCAGACAGTTAGCGCGAACGTGCCCGATTCGGGCACCAGGAAAGGAGGTGAGAGGATGGGAATGCGAAGGTTTGCCTATGGCTACGAAGGGCCCAAGGATGAGCGGTCCATGGCGGCAGCGAAGGACATCGCCGAGCTGATGGCGCGTAAGGGCTTCAGCTACGCAGAGGTGGACGCCATCCTGGAGCAGGCACAATGGATCTTGCTCCAGGAGTACGTCCCGGCGCGGCCACTCAGCTATGCAGAGCGAGATAGTTGAGTATGCTCTGGTGCAGTTCCTCCAGCTCGGCCATGATCTTCTCGAGCACAGCTTCCGCCACAGGCGGCGGAAGCTGCCGCTCCACCTGATCCAGGAGGTTCGTCTGGGTCGTCCAGAAGAAGGTGTCGATCTGCTTCCTGGTCATGATGTCCATAGCGGTCCTCCTTATATCGCAATCTGCTAACGGATGGTTAGCGCCACTGTTAACAATAGCACAAAAAATCCGTTCATGCAACGGGAAAGGGGGTGATCAAGTGAATATTGGCGAAAACGTGCGGCAGCGCCGCACGGCTCTGGGCAAATCCACCAGAGAACTGGGGCGGGAGGCCGGGGTGACCGGTCAGATGGTAACCATGATCGAGATGGGGCACCGGCGGCCCAGCCTGGTACTGGCCATGAATCTGGCGGAGGCCCTGGGCTGTACGTTGTCCGAGCTGGTCCAGGAATCAGCATAGCGCAGGAGGAGGTTGAGGTCCATGGCGCATGATGCCAGAAATATCTATCAAATCGCCCGGAAAACAGCCGGGCTGACCCAGGAAGCGGCCGCAGAACGGCTGGCCCTATCGGTGGAGAGCCTGCGGGCCTACGAAACCGGGCAGCGTATCCCGGGCAACGACGTGGTCAGCATGATGATGAGCGTGTACAACGCCCAGTATCTGGGCATCCAACATGTGCAGGCGGCCGGTGCGCCGCTGCCGGCCTGCGTGCAGGACGTGCAGGTGGGGCAGTCCCTGGAAACCAGCACATTGCGGCTGGTAAACCGCTGGCTGGCCTTCGCCAACCGTCACCGGTGCGACCAGCTGCTGGCCATCGCCGAGGACGGGGTCATCGACGAGCAGGAGCGGCCGCAGTTCGACCGGATCATAGGAGAGCTGTCGGAGCTGGTGCGGGCCACGCTGGCCCTGATGTACACGGAGGAGGGTTGATATGCGGTGCAGGGACCGCAGGCGCGTGCATAGAGTAGTCTGTGAGGAGGGATGACATGGATTGCATTGCAGCGGCGCTGGAGTTTCTTATGCGCGAGACGTTAGCCCGACATGGGCTGACGGCAGAAATCACGATTACGAAGATCAACCAGGGAGAAAGCGAGGAGTCTGGTGAACAGAGGAAGGCAGACAGGCTGCATGCTGTACCCGCTGTGCGTGGACAGCTCGGTCTGCCGGGGTGACTGCGTGCGGTATATGCAGGCCACGGCCCGGGACCGCAACGCCGTCAAGGCGCAGATCGCCGCCCTGAAAAACAAAAGAAGCCGCCCGAAGGCGGCAGAAGGAGCGTGTATACATGAGTTGGAAACCGTTGAACCTGGCCCGTAAGGACGGGCACCCGGAGCCCGGGCAGCTGTGCGTGATCAGCCGGGTATGGGCCGGAAGCCCGGGGGCGGCCCGGCTGGAGTACATAGCGGGGACGTTCGTCCGGGACCCTCGGGACCCGGCGTCCCGTAAGCTGTGGTGGGTCCGCGGGGACGGATACACCCGGGAGAACCCCGCCACCTGGTCCGGAAGATATCATGATATCCAGTGGCTTGCCGTCTCCGGTGTGCGGGGAGGTGATTGGGATGCTTGATGTGCTGGTGCCTATCGTGTTCGCAGGCGCCGTCGCCAGCGGCGTTATGTGTCTGGCGGACTGGATCGACCGGCCCCGGCAAAAGAAAAGCCGCACACGGGGTGGGACCCGTGCACGGCACGAAGCGTAAGCGCTTCAGACAACAATGATAGTATACCACAGGTGCGCGCAAAGCGCAAGGAGGAAAATTGTGGAAAGCAAAATTAAGCTGGTCCGGCGCCGGGGCTTCACCACATTGCCCAATCAGGTGATTCGTGATCCGGGGCTGAAGCTCACGACGAAGGGCCTGTATGCCGTGATGCTCTCCTACCCGGATGATTGGGAGTTCAGCGTCCGAGGCCTGGCCGCAGACGTGGGGTGCGGGCGGGATAAGATCCGCAAGGCCCTGGAAAATCTTGAGGACTGCGGGTATCTCCTGCGGGAGCAGCTTCATAGCAAGTCCGGGAAATTTGCGGGGAATATGTACATCCTCTACGATGAGAAAACGTCACCGTTGCCGACTTTTCCGGCGCCGGAAAACACGTTGCCGGAAAACCCGGCACAAAGTAAAGAAAGAATAAATATAAATACCCCCCCTAAACCCCCCAAGGGGGGGCGGCGTGTGCACAAGGATGCGCCGGACTGGAAGCCGGATCGCTTCGCAGGCTTCTGGGGCTTCTACCCGCCCAAGGGGCGCAAGGACAAGCAGGCGGCCATCCGGGCCTGGGACAAGCTCCGGCCGGATGATGCCCTCATCGCCGCCATCGGCCGGGCGCTGCGGATGCTGAAGGCCTCGGAGGACTGGCAGCGGGGTGTGGGCATCCCGTATGCCGCCACCTTCCTCAACGGGGAGCGGTGGCATGATGCGGACAGTCTGCCGGAGGTCCACGCCGCCAGCGGCGGCGAGGAGGTGTACGGATGGCAGGATTAAGCGCCGTCACCCGCCTGGACGCCGAGCAGGCCGTGGTGGGCTCCCTGCTGCTGGATGAATCGCTGGCTCCGGCCATCCTGGCCGCGGTGGATCTGGCCGACATCAGCGGCCCCGCCAACCGGCGGATCCTCCAGGCGGCCCGGGCGCTGCTGCGGGAGGCTGCCCCGGTGGACCCCATCACCCTGCGGGACAAGCTGGGGCCGGAATCGGCGGAGTACATGGTGCAGCTGATGGAGATCACGCCTACCGCCGCAAACTGGCGGGTGTATGCCGATCTGCTGCACGAGCAAGCCACCCTGGCCCGGGTGCAGGATCTGGCCCGGGATCTGGCGGATGCGTCCACCCTGGAGGAATGCCGCGGGCAAATCTCCAAACTGGGCGATCTGATGGCCACCGGGAAGGGCGTGGACGCCTGGAGCATGGCGGATGCTTACCGCTGGTTCATGGCGTCCCAGGCCAGCGACAAGAAGCCGGAGTATATCAGCTACGGCATCCGGGAGATCGACGAAGGTACATACACGGAGCCCGGCGACGTGGTGGTTATCGGCGGCGAGCCGTCTGCCGGCAAAACGGCCCTGGGCCTGATGCTGGCCTATCACATGGCCAAAAAGTACCGCGTTGGGTTTTTCAGCCTGGAAACAGGCACGAGGAAGCTCACGGCCCGCCTAGTGTCGGCGGCCATCGGCATTAACTTCAACGATATTAAGCGGGGCACCATGGACGAGGCCGCATGGCTCCAGGCGGCCCAGGGCGGCGAGGACTTCACCGCCCGGGGCCTGACGCTGATCCCGGCCGCCGGGATGACGCCGACGCAGATTCAGGCGGAAAGCCGTGCCCGGGGCTTCCAAATCATCTTCGTGGACTACATCCAGCTGGTGGAGCCGGAGGGCGATCCCCGGGCCAACACGGCCCAGGCCATTGCGGGCGTATCCCGATCCATGCACACCTTCGCCCAGTCCACCGGCACCCTGGTGGTGGAGCTGGCGCAGCTGTCCCGGCCGGAGAAGTCCGGCGGCTGGCGGCCGCCGGATATGCACAGCCTGAAGGAAACAGGCCAGCTGGAGCAGGATGCGGACGCCATCATGCTGCTGTACCGCCCGAAGCCGGACGGCGAACTGGACCCCAACAAAACGAGGATTCTCAAAATCGCAAAGCAGAAGGAGGGCCGCCTGGGCACCTGGCCCATGGCGTTCGACGGTGCCCACCAGCGATTCGGCCCCCTGCCTGTGGAACTCCAATCGCTGGTATCCCAGCAGGAAAGAGTCAAGGGGGGCGCAGGCAAGAAGTCGAAGGCCGCAAAGGCAACCGGTGAGAAGCGTCCCCCTGAGGCTCCCTCGGCCGATAGCCGCCCGCTTGAGCAGCTATCATTCCAGGAAATCCAGGACAGCGGCGACGAGCCGTTTTGAGGAGGGCGAAAATGTACGAAATCGGCGACAAAATCATGTTCCGGCCAACATTTCTGTGCCAGGACAAGGACGGGCGGCGACTGCGGAGCAGGGAACCAGTTCCCGGCCGGGTGGTGTACGTCCACCCCCAGGGACGATACCTGGTGGCGGAGCGCCGGGTAGATGATAGATACACATACCGCGAGGCGATATTGCTCGCGAAAGGAGAAGTGCGAAATGACGACGATAGCGATCATGAATCTGAAGGGCGGCGTGGGAAAAACAGTGACGGCCATCAACCTGGCCGACGTGCTGGCCGCCGCCGGTAAGCGGACCCTTCTGGTGGACTGCGACGGGCAGATGAGCCTCACGCGGTTCTACCTGCCGGACCTGGACCCGGACACCACCCCCACCCTGGAGGGTGTGCTGCTGGGCACTGCGGAGCCCTTCTGGGACGACAACATCCAGGAAATCAGCGACAAGGTGTGGCTGCTCCCCGGCTCCAGCGGGCTGTATCGCATGGACGTGGCCGCCGTCCGGGGCGGTAGCGCCGGGTGGCAGAAGGCTATGCGGGATTACCGGGATGCCGTGGCCGAGGATGGCGAGGTGGACTATCTGGTGTTCGATTGCCCTCCGGGCTTCACGTGTGCCAGCATCGCCGCCCTGATGGCGGCAGACGACGTGGTGATCCCCATGCTGGTGGATGGTTTTTCCCTGTGGGGCGTGACGGATCTGGCGGCGCAGATCAACAGCATCAAGTCCGCCAACCCCCGGGTGCGGGTATCTGGCGTGCTGATTACGCAGTGGCACCGCTGCGATGCGGTGCAGCAGGGTGAGGCGCTGCTGCGCTCCCTGGGCCTGCCGGTGTTCCGGACGGTGATCCGGCGGACGGACAAAATCCCGGAGTCCACCTTCGATCGCTCGCCCATCCGGGACTACAGTCCCCGCAGCGCCGCCAGTCTGGACTATCAGGCGTGGGTAGCCGAGTATCTGCATGAGGAGGTGCAGCATGGCGAAATTTGATCTGGGCGCCTTCGCCCAGACACTGCAGACGGTGCCCGATTCGGGCACCGAGGGGCCGGAGCAGATCGTGTATATCCCCCTGGATCAGCTCCACGAGGACGCCCGAAACTTCTACACCGTCTCCGGCGTGGAGGACCTGGCCGCCAACATCCAACTGTGCGGCCTGATGGATCCCCTGCGGGTGAGCAAGGCAGAGGACGGCTACACCATCGTATCCGGCCACCGGAGATTTGCCGCCCTGTCCCTGCTGGCCAAGGAGAATCCCCGATTTTCTAAGGCGGCCTGCATCGTAGATTCCAGCACGGACACGCCGCAGATGCAGGAGCTGCGCCTGATCTATGCCAATGCCGATACCCGGCGGATGAGTGGTGCCGATATCGCCAGGCAGGCGGAGCGGGTGCAGGAGCTGCTGTACGAGCTCAAGGAGCAGGGCGTGGAGTTCCCCGGTCGTATGCGGGATCATGTGGCCGAGGCTTGCAAAATCAGCAAGAGCAAGCTCAGCCGCTTGGAGGCGATCCGCAGCCACCTGGCCCCGGATATCCGCAAGGCCTACTGGGATGGTGGCCCCGAAAAGGGCCGCCTGAACGAAGCGGCCGCCTACTCCCTGTCCCGCCTGCCGGAGGACTACCAGCGGCAGGTGGTGGACGCCTACCGCGGGCGCTCCAGCCATGATGGCGGCGACCCCGGCCTGAAGTGGCTTACCGCTGGTGCGGTGGATAAAATCCGGGATGATATCGAGGCTGCTGAGGATCTCCTGTGCAAGGCGCACGGCAAAAAATGCCTGAACTACCTCGGCAAGGTGCACCACATCATTCAATTTCGCATCAAATCCCCCTACAGTTACAGCGCCTGCGCTAAGGCCTGCTGCCGCACCTGCGCCAGCTTCGTGAGCTGCAAGGATGTCTGCCCGCGGCTCAAGGATGCGCAACAGCAGGCCCGGGCGGATTCCCGGGCGCAGGCTCAGCAGGAGAAGGCCGCCAGGGCGGCCAAAGAGGCCCCGGACATCGAGCAGATTCGGGCCATCTGGCAGCGGTTTGCTGCCCTGCGCAAGCAGGCGGGGCTGACTCCAGACGAATACAAGGGCAAGATCGATTGCCCCTGGATGATGCCCGAGCGGGATATGCTGGATCAGGAGGCCGGAACGGCCAAGGTCACCCCGGACACGCTCCTGCCGTATGGGGGCCACGCATATCTTTCAGATATCAGGCGCTGGGTGGCTGCGGCCGATGCGCTGGGGTGCAGCGTGGACTACCTGATGATGCGTACCGACGAGCCTCAGCCAATTTCTCCGGTGCCCGGTCAACAGCTGATCCTTGCCGGGTGGATGCCCGGCGGCACCAACCCCGGGCACGACTGCGATGGGCTGGTGATCCTGGATGTGGGCGGCCCCATGGATCCCGGGTGCACGATGCGCACATCGGCGTACTATTACGGCGGCGCATGGTACATCGATCGCGAGCACCGGACGAAAGTCGACGATATCCCGATACTGGCATGGATAGAAGTGCCCGCCTGGGAGCGGGCGGAAAAGGAGGAAGAATGAGAAGTACCAGCGAGATTCTCCGGGACCTGCGGCAATGCATAGGCATGGGATGCGAGGACTGCAGCTATCGCGATGCAATGCTGGCTGAGGCATTGCCATTCTGCGGGAACTGCATGGATGCCCTTGAATCTGAGGCCTGCCAGGCCTTAGAGGATATGCAGGCCCGCTGTGCCCGGTATGCCGAAGAAATCATGATGCTGCGGGAGCAGCTGAAGGAGGCCCGCCATGAATAATCTGGATGAGCTGATCCGGCAGCTGAGCCGGATGAAGGTACAGACCGGCTCCCTGGTGTGCCTGGGCTGCGGACTGGAACATAACTGCGGCATCCATGGCTGCGCGGTGCTGCGCCGGGCCGTCTCCGCCGTCCGGGAGCTGGATGAGCGGCGGGAACGGCTGCGCCGCGGTGGGGATGATGCTGCCCTGGTGGCCGCCCTGCGCTGCTCCTCCGGCGTACCGACTGGCGGCGAGGATGATGCCGCCCTGATCGCTGCCCTGCGGTGTTCAGCCACGGTGGGCGGTGACAAGGACTGCGCCCACTGCGCGTATGGCTGCCGCGTAGGGGATCATATGCCGCCGGAGTCACAGGTGCTCCTGCGAGTACTGGCGGACGAGCCCGACTGCGACTGCGACCGGATAGCGCTGGACGCCGCGCAGCGCTTGGAGGAGCTGACGGGGGTGGACTGGGAGGCGCAGGCCGGAGGTTGACCTATATCCGGCACAAATGAAAATCAGGTTTGAGAAGGAGGTTGGCGATGGCTGAATATATCACGCGGGCACAGTACAACGATATTGAAAGTACTGTGTTCCTTGGAGATCGTCAGGCGTTCAATGCCAGATTGCTGAAGCACACGGGAATCGTAGCGCGGCCATACACGGCCTACAGCTATTACGATGCTGCCGGGAACTATCTGGGTGACAGCAACGACGCTGACTTGGACGGACTGCTTTTTGCTGCCTACATGGAGGTGAAAGATGACTGAGTACATTAAGCGGGCCGCCGTATTCGAACAATTCGACAACGGCGAGGCGGACGTAATTGAAATGTATCCGGATGGCTCTGTTGACTTCGGTTTTGGCGCATCAAACATAAGGGATCTAATCAACGCCATTCCCGCCGCAGACGTTACGCCTGTTGTAAATGATACACTGCGGAATGTGTGGGTTCCTGCATCGGATCGGCTGCCGGCGCAGGATGGCCAGTACCTGTGCCTCTACTCGTTCCCCACGGGCGGCCACGCGCGCAGCGTGCTACGTCCCAGCGTTTTGGATTACTATGCTACAGATGCAAGGCCGCACTTCCAGTATGAAGGCTACCGCGGAATGCATGTTTCCTACTGGATGCCCCTGCCGCCAGTCCCGGAGGTGGATGATGGCTAAGTATACCCTATATGCCATCGTTGCGGATGCCTTCGGGGCTGAGATCGGCTTTGAGGCCCCGGAGGGAATCCCGTATGATGATCTGAGAGCCACGGTGGATATGGAGAAGCTGGCGGACTTGATGATGCCGGAAACGTTCGGCTATCCCCGGGATTCTGTGCGGCTCGTGCATCCGGAGGAGTATGCTGCATTCATGGAGGCCCAAGCGTGAGCGCCCGGCGGTATTGTGTGCGGCAGCGTGCCGGCCCTCTGGTTAAGGAGTGCCGGGCGCTGCGGCCCCGCCTGAGCCGGGACGATACACCATATGAGCGGGTGGAGAAAAATAAAATTCTCCGCCCGCCCCGCGATTCCTCCGTGCGGCGCAGCCAGGTGGACCGGTTGGAGCTGTACCTGGCCCTATTCGGCTACGATGGGTGGAGCTACGACCTGACCTTCGACGATGAGCATCTGCCGGCCACCTTCCGGGATGTGCGCAACCTGTGGAGCCGGATGCTGTACCGGATGCGCAAGCGCCACCCGGATCCCATCGACTATGTGTATCGCATTGAGGGGCTGCACGGGGATCACCGGTACCATATCCACCTCACCGTGCGATACGGCGATTTCCCGCCGGTGGTGATGGAAGATCTCTGGCCCTACGGCTATATCAGCGGGGCCCCGCTCCTGTGCGTGGGGCGGGACCCCTACGACACCTACCGGCGCACGGCAAAGTACTACTGCAAAGAACGCACGGACGGCATCAAAATTCCCGTGGGTGTGCAGCCCTGGGCAGTCTCCCGCTCCCTGCGGGCGCAGCTGCCGCCCCCGGAGCGATTCATCGCGGATTCCTGTGAGATTTCCATCCCGCCGGATGCCCGGGTATATGGCCGGAACCAGGTGGATAACGCCTTCGGGCATTACGCATATGCCTGGTGGATTGAGCCGGATCCGCTGCACCCAGGCAGGGGAAAATAGTACTTAATTAGAAATAGTACTTGAAGTATAGTTGATTGGTAGCCCAAATCAACAGGAAAGTGAGGGAAAGGCCTTGCAAAAGAACGACGCAAGTGGTAAACTGATCGTAGCGGATGGATGGGTGGTGTGCCCAGTCTGCCGCCGCAACCGGCGGCTGCTGCATGTGTACCCCGATACCCGCGCCGACCGCCTCCCGGTATTCTGCCGGGACTGCAAATCGGAAATCATCCTGCATATCGAAAGAGGCCAGAGCGTTGAACGCCGGAGCCCGTGACTGATACCCTGCGAGGGTAGCCACGGACTCCGGCGTTTTTGTTTGCCAGGAGGTGATAGCCCTGAGCCAGAAACCCCTGAGGCCGTGCCGGCACCCGGGATGCAGCGTCCTGGTGCCGGATGGCTACTGCCCCGCTCACAAGCCCAAATCGCAGCGCAGCGCCGAAAGCGCCACCTGGCACCGGCTGTACCTGACGCCGGAATGGACCGACGATCTTCGCCCCGGCCAGCTCCTGCGGGAGCCGTATTGCCGGGAGTGCGCCCGTCACGGCGTCCGCACCCGAGCCACAGACGTGGACCACATCCAGCCCCACAAGGGGGATTTGGATCTGTTCACGGACCGGAACAACCTGCAATCCCTGTGCCATTCCTGCCACAGCCGCAAAACAATGGCGGAAAGACGGCAAAAATAACACGCAAAATCTGCCCGAAGTTGTGCCCGGATAGGGCACCCTTGGGCGCACACGCATAGCGGGCCCATGCGCCGCGATTCCTTGCACCCCTCCCCCCGGGGCTTTGAAGTTTCGAGGGCGGGCCGTAAGACCGTGCGTTGCCCTCTACGCAGAAAATTTTCCCCATGGAGGTGAACGCGATGCCCGGACCGAGACAGCCGACTGATATCGTCGTGGCCAATGGCCGCAAGCATCTGAGCCGGGCGGAGGAGGAAGCCCGGCGCAGCCGAGAGGTGAAGGCCCCGCCCGCGCAGAAGGCGAAGCCGCCCAAGTGGCTGCCGGAGACCATGCGCAAGGACTTCCGGGCTATCGGCAAGAGCCTCATCGCGCTGGGCCTGTACAGTGATCTGGACGCGGATACCCTGGGGCGCTACCTGGTGGCGCATACCCAGTACCTCACCGCAACCGGCTACGCCAATGCCGCCCTCCGTGCCGGAAACCTGCCACAGGCTGATGCATGGGGCCGCATCCAGGAGCGCTACTTCAAGCAGGCGCGGAATTGCGCCAATGATCTGGGCCTTACCGTAAGCGCCCGGTGCCGCCTGGTGATGCCCACCGTGCCTGACGCCGACGATGACTCCGACGAGTTCACCCGGCGGCTTCAGGCCCGGCAGGCGGCCGCTGCGGCGGGGGTGATCTGATGCCCTACAACCGCGAGGCGGGACAGTTCGTCTGCGACTTCGTGGAGCGGTTGCCCACGACGGATACCGGCAGGCCCTTCCAGCTGTACCGGTGGCAGCGAGATGCCATCATGGATTTCTACTCCACCATGGTGCCCGAATCGGGCACCGATGACCCGGAGCAGCTGGTGCGGCAGTTCTGGTATCTGTACCTGGAAATCAGCAAGAAAAACGGCAAGAGCGAACTGGCGGCGGCCCTGGGGCTGTATCACCTGATCGGCGACGGCGAACTGAACGCCGAGGTGTACATCTGCGCCGCTGACCGGGACAACGCCGGTATCGTGTTCAATGCCGCCGTGTTCATGTTGTCCTCTGCCCCCTGGACGGCAAAAATGATCGCCCGGGGGGAGTTGAAAATCATCGACTCCCAGAAGCGCATTGTATACCGGCGGCGGGTCCGCACCGGCAACGGCGGGTACAAGTGGGTGAAGATCGGAGAGATGCGGGTGCTCTCCAGCGAGGCATACAGCAAGCATGGCTATAAGCCCAGCTGTGTGATCTTCGATGAGCTCCATGCCCAGCCCAACCGGAACCTGTGGGACGTTATGACGGCGGGCTCCGGCTCCGGCCGGAGGCAACCTGTGTGGATCGTGCTGACTACGGCCGGGGACGATCCGGACCGCACCTCCATCGGCTGGGAAATCCACGAGAAGGCCGTGGCCATCCGGGACGCCCGGCAACTGCGGCGGATCCAGGCCGAAGGCGGCGACCCGCGCACCGTGCTGAGTCTGCGGCACGTGGAAGATTCCGATATGGCGGATGCCCAGGCCGCACTGCTGGACCGGGACCTGCCGAACTGGCTCCCGATCCTGTACGGACTCACCGCCATGTTTGGAGATGATCCGGACGACCTGGCCAAGATCGATATCTGGGATGAGAACCTGTGGTATCTGTGCAACCCGTCCCTTGGAAAGCATCTCCGGGTGCGAAACATCCGGATGGAAGCCAACGAGGCCCGGCAGAGCGAGGCAGCGGAAAAACTATTCCGCTGGCTGCGCCTGAACCAATGGATCTCCGTCAAGGCGGTGGGCTGGATCAGCCTGAACCTGTACGATAAAACGCAGTGGGGCCCGTCGAAACTGGCGGACCGTGCCGAATGGCTGGACAAGCTCCGTGGGCTTGTCTGCTATGGCGGCGTTGACTTGTCCACCTCGAAGGACCTAACGGCCTTCGTTCTCCTGTTTCCTCCGCAGGCGGGCCTGGACTGTGCCGTGCTGTGGCCGTTCATCTGGCGGCCCCGCGGCACGGTCCAGGAGGCGGAACGTCGGGACCACGTCCCATACCGGGACTGGGAGCGTGCCGGGTTCCTGGCCCTGTGCGAGGGCGATATTATCGATTACTCCATGGTGGAGGAGCGTATTCGCTGGGCGAAGGAAACTTTTTGCCTGAAAATGGTGGGCTTCGACCCGTATCTGTCCCGCACCATCACCCAGCGGCTATCCCCGATTGTGGATATCATCGAGATCCCCCAGGATCTGAAAAATATGTCCCCGGCCATGAAGGAGACCGAGGACATGATGACCCGGCACCAGCTGCTGCACGTCCACAACACCTGTTTCCGTTGGACCTTCGGGAACGTGCGGAATTATGTGGACGGCAACGGCAATTGCAAACCCGTGAAGAATCGGTCCCCGGGCCGCATCGACCCGGCCGTTGCGAGCATCATCGTCATGGCCGTGTGGATGATCGCCCGGAACCAGAAGCCGGATCTGGCCGCAGCTGTGGCTAATCCGGAGTTCACCCTGTGAGGAGGCGCAGTATGAAAAATAACCCCACCGTGCGCGTATCGGCTGCGGCCATGCGCATGGTCCCCGTTGCGGACTTGATCCCGTATGCCAACAATGCCAAGATTCACGGCCCGGCCCAGATCGCCAAACTCCGGGCCAGTCTGCGGGAGTTTGGCTTCGTTTCCCCGGTGCTGATCGATGGCGGCAACAACATCCTGGCCGGACATGGCCGGGTGCTGGCGGCCCAGGCCGAGGGTATGACCGAGGTGCCCTGCGTGCTGGTGACGGATCTGTCCGAGGCTCAGCGCAAGGCGTACATCCTTGCCGATAACCGGCTGGCCGAAGATGCGGCCTGGGATGAGTCCTTGCTCCGGATGGAGCTGGATACCCTGGCCGGGATGAGTTTTGACGTCTCCCTCACTGGCTTCGATATCGGCGGCCCCATCCACGTGAACGCCCACGACCGGGCCGCACCCGGGCAGGCTCAGGCAAATAGCGGGGATGCGGAAGAACCCGATGATCCTGAATATCAGGTGTTTGTGGAAAAGTTCAAACCGAAGAAAACCACCGACGACTGCTATACGCCTGAACCGGTATATGAGGCCGTCCGGACGTGGGCTGTCCGGCGGTACGGCCTGGAGGGGCGGCCCGTAGTCCGGCCCTTCTATCCGGGCGGCGACTATGAGCGGTTCGACTACCCGGAGGGGTGCGTTGTGATCGACAATCCGCCCTTCTCGATTCTTTCGCAGATTTGCCGCACATATGAGGCGCGCGGAATCCCGTTTTTCCTGTTTGCTCCGACTCTCACGCTTTTCTCCACCGCTGGCGGAACTGTGAACTATTTGCCTGCGGCCGCCGCAATCACATATGAAAATGGGGCAAAGGTGAACACCTCTTTCGTTACGAATTTGGGCGATTGCAAAATTGAAATGGCGCCCGATCTCTACGAGGCCATTTCGTCTGCGGACGCCGCTGTCCGTGCCGAGCGTGCGGTGGCCCTCGCCAGGTACTCCTATCCTCCCCATCTGCTCAGTGTTGGCGATTTTGATATCGTGAAACACGGCGTAAGCCTGCGGCTCTCGGCCTCCGATGTAGCATTTACCCGGGCGCTGGACGCCCAACGCGAAAAAAACAAAGCCATCTTCGGCGCCGGGTTCCTCCTCTCGGAGAAGGCTGCGGCGGAGAAGACTGCGGCGGAGAGGGCTGCGGCGGAGAGGGCTGCGGCGGAGAAGGCTACGGCGGAGAAGGCTACGGCGGAGAAGTGGCAGCTTTCCGAGCGGGAATGGGAGATTGTCCATTCCCTTGGCCAAACGAAAAGATAGGAGGCTACCCGTGAAACGTGTTTTGAAGTTCCTGCGCCGGGCGCTGCCGGAAGCCTTGCTGATCCTGGCGGGGCTGCTGATTGCGGCGGGGTGCTGGATGATCTATCCCCCGGCCGGATTCATCGCGGCGGGCCTGCTGTTGGCGGCCGGTGTCGCGCTGGACGTGCTGGGCGAAAGGAGTGATGACTCTTGAGCATGATCAAGGGCCTTCGGGCCGCAACCGCTCGGTCCCCCACCCGGAAGGCCGTCACCGTGGAGACGCTGGCGGCGGCCGGGCTGTCCATCTCCGGCGCCGAATCCCCCGAGGATGGTGCAAGGCTCCTGAGTGCCGTGGACCGCTGTATTGAGATCCTCTCGGACAGCGTGGCCAAGCTGCCGGCGTATGTGATGGATCGCAGCAGCCGGGAACATGTGCCGCACAGCATCCTTCGGCTGCTGAACGACCGCCCCAATGAGGCAATGACGCCGTTCATCCGCAAGAAGGTGCTGGAAACCAGCCGTCTGGAGGGCGGAAACGCATACGACTGGATCGTGCGGGATCCCCGCACGGCCGCGCCCGTGGAGTTGATTCCCATCCCCTGGCAGCTGGTGCAGCCCTGGCGGGATATGTCCGGGCGCGTGTGGTACGACGTTACCCACCCCATCACCGGCGAGGCTATGCGGCTGCCGCAGGAGGACGTGTGCCACTACAAGAACGCTACCCGGGGCGGCTTGAGGGGTATCGGTACGCTGGCCCGCGCCGCAGAGGTGATTTCCACCGCCCGGGCGGCCCAGCAGTACGACCTGTCGTACTACAACAACGGCGGCCAGCCCAGCGGCGTGTTGCAGACAGACTCCGATCTGAGCGGCTACGCCAAGGGCGCAGACGGCAAGGTGCTTTTCCGGCCGGACGGCTCGGCGGTATCCCTGAAGGATCAGCTGCGTAGCCAGTGGGAGCGTGTGCACATGGGCCCCAGCAATGCCCACCGTGTGGCCATCCTGGATCTGGGCTTGGAGTATAAGCCCCTGGCCGCCAGCAACCGGGACGCACAGTTTGTGGAAAACAAGCAGTTGAGCGTTACGGATATCGCCAGGTATTTTGGCGTCCCGCTCTACAAGCTGAACGAGGGCAAGCAGGCCTACGGCAGCAACGAGCAGAACGCCATCGAATACGTGGTGAGCACGCTGCATCCCATCATCACCCAGTACGAGGAGGAGCTGAGCTACAAGCTCCTGACGGATTCCGAGCTCGCCCGGTATGAAATCCGCATCAACATGATGGCGGAACTCAAGGGCGACACCGCCTCCCGGGCGGCCTGGTACCGGGCTATGTCCGAGCTAAGCGTGTTCTGCCCGGATGATATCTGCGCCCTGGAGGATATCCCCAACGTGCCCGGCGGACACCTGCGCCGGGCCAGCCTGAACTATGTGCCCCTGGATATGTGGGAGGAGCTGAGCCGGTTGCGTAACGGCGGCGGTTCCCCTGGAAAGGAGGAATGAGTGTGGAAATGATTGTGAAATCCGCCCGCCTGGAAAAGCAGGCGGTGGACGATCAGGAGCTCGCGCTGATCAATGCGCAGACCCTGCGGGACTTCGGGGCCGATGAGGTGTACACCTTCCGACTGCTGGCCTGCGACAATCGGGTGGATCGGGACAACGAGCGATTCACGGACGCCACCCTGGAGCAGCTGGCGGCGCTCTATGTGGGACGCCCGGTGCTGCGGGATCACAGCTGGAGCGCCGGTATGCAGACGGCCCGGTGCTACGCCGCCAGCGTGGAGCCGGATGGCGACGCCAAATGCCTGGTGCTGCGGTGCTACATGCCCCGCACGGCGGCCACGGCCGACACCATCACGGCCATTGATGCCGGAATCCTGCGGGAGTGCAGTGTGGGCTGCGCTGTGGCCCATGCCGTGTGCTCCATCTGCGGCGCAGATCAGCGGGAAACCCTGTGCAAACACTATCCGGGCCGCGAGTACGATGGCCAGCTGTGCCACATCGACCTGGACGGTGCGACAGACGCCTACGAAGTCAGCCTTGTGGCCGTTCCGGCCCAGCCTGCGGCCGGGGCCATGAAGTCCAAGCGCTACGGCGGCGCTGAGCCGTCCGAGAATCCCCCCGCTGAAAACTGGACGGCTGCGGCCGCCCTGGAAATCGAAAAAAACAGATTTTGAGGAGGTACAACAATGCGACGCAAAATGAACGATCTGATGGCCAAGCGGGCCGGGCTGCTGGCGGAGGCCGAAGCGGCCTACAAGTCCGGCGACCATGACGCCTACACCGCCAAAATGACGGCCATCGGCAATGTCAACACCGAGATCAACGAGGTTAAGGCCCTTATTGACGAGCAGGACCGCCAGTTCATGGCCAAGGCCCCGGACGCCAGGGAGGAGGCCGAGAAGGCCCAGGAGCGCGGTGCGGCCCTCCTGAAGGGCGGCGAGGTGAAATTCTCCGCCGATGAAGTGCGCAAGGCCGTTACTCTGGCCACCGGCACCCTGGTGGAGCCCACCGGCGTGGGCTCCGATGTCCGCGATATCATCGGCGGGGCCGTGTCCTCCATCGTGGACCAGGTCAGCGTGGCCAACCTCACCGGTATGGGCACCTATCAGGAGCCCTACGTAATCTCCGAGCTGACCGCCAACGCGAACACGGTGGCCAGCAAGGCCGGGACCTCCCGCCCCGCCAGCACGGACCCCACCTTCGGCGTGGCCGAGATCAAGCCCTATGAGCTGACGGTGACTTCCTTCGTGGACCGGAACCTGTCCCGGCTGACCCCCGCCAACTACTACGCGAAGATCTACAACATGGCCATGCGGGCCATGCGCCGGAAACTGGCAGCCCTGATCGTCAACGGCGATGGCGAGACCACCCATGTGATGTACGGCATCAAGAACGCCGTGAACAAGGCCGGCACGCCTATCTATTCCACCGCCAATGTGTCGGCCGTGGACGTGAACCTGCTGGACAACCTGTATTTCGCCTACGGCACCGATGATGCCCTGGCCCCCAACGCCCGCCTGCTGCTGACCAAGTCGGACCTGAAGGCCATCGGCCAGCTGCGGGGTACCAATGAGAAGCAGCGCCTGTTCAGCATTGAGCCGGACATGGGCAACCCCAACACCGGTATCATCCGGGACGGCGGCGTGGTGATCCCCTACACCATCTGCTCCGACCTGACCAGCCTCTCCGGCGCGACCGCCTCCACCTCCGGCGCTATCCAGACGATGTGCTACGGCAGCCCCGCCAATTACCTGCTGGGCCTGTTCGGTGACTTCACCATCCGGGTGGACGAGAGCTTCAAGGCGCAGGAGCGCCTGCTGACCATCCTGGGCGACGCCTTCGTTGGCGGCAACCTGGTGGCCGACAAGGGCTTCGTGGTGGCCACCGTGCCCAAGTCCGGCTCCTGATGGCGGACGTAAGTGTAACCCGCCTGGCGGAGCTGGCGGCATACTGCCGGATGGACGACCCGTCCCCGGACGATGAGACCCTGCTGCGGCAGCTGTACCGATCGGCGGTGTACCAGCTGTCCGTTGCCGGTGTCAGCTCACCGGCGGACCCGGGCCGCTGTGCGGCCTATGATCTGTGCATCAACTACATGGTGGCCGATGCCCTGGATCGCCGGGCCCGTGAAGTCACCGGTACCTTCGCCGAAAACCGTGCCTTCCGCCAACTGCTGAACCAGCTGAAGCAGAGCGAGCCGGTGCCCGAATCGGGCACCGGCGGATAAGGAGGCGGCTATGTACATTGACCCCGGCGCCATGAACAAAGTGATCCTGCTCCAGCGGCAGGATCCGGACACGGAGGCCTGGCGCGATGTGGGGAAAGTCCACGCCCGTGTGAACAAGTCCGGCGGCGGCCAGACGTTCGACGCCGGAGCGGATCAGCATCCCTACGTGCTGGATTTTGATGTGCGGTACAGCCGCCTGGTTTCCCCGCTGGCCTATGCGCCGCACCTGTACCGCATCGTATACGCCGGACACACCTTCAAGGTGGTGGACACGGACGACTACATGGAGGGCCACCAGTACCTCCGGATCAGTGGGCGGCTGTATGAGTAAGCGCATCAACCCGGAAGAACTTTCCGACTCCCTGGGCCAGGTGCTGACGCTGTATGCGGATGATGTCACCGCCCGGATCAACGCCGTAGGCGAGGCCACCATGAAGGATCTGGTGCGGGAGACCCGGCGCACGGCCCCGAAGGAATCGGGCGATTACCGCAAGGCGATCACCTCCACCCGGGTCCGGGGCATGGGCGGTGATCGGTTCATCTGGTACGCCCGGGGGGCGGCGGGGCGGCTGACGCACCTGCTGGTGCATGGACACGACGTGGTTCGGGATGGCCGGGTAGTCGGCCGGGCTAAGGGCAACACGTTCCTGGAGCGGGCCCTGGCCCGCCTGATCCCGGATTATCTGTCCCGGGTGGAGGGGGTGCTGGGCGATGATAAGTGATGTCCTTGCCGCTGCCGGGATCCACTGCAGGCGCTCCCGCTTTCCCCAGCCCGCGGCGGACACCTACGCCGTGTATACCGATGATGTCAGCGCGTCCGGCGCGGATAACGTGAATTGTATCTTCGCCCACAGCGTCACCGTGGAGCTGTATGAGCCCGCGCCGGATGACGCTGCGGAGGCTGCTCTGGAGGAGCAGCTGAACGCCCGGGGCATCCCCTGGGACAAGCAGGACCGGTACTGGCTCCAGGCAGAGCAGCGATACCAGGTCATCTATGAATTCGACTATGTGGAGAAAAGGAGGATATGAACGTGGCGAAACGCGACAAAAAGACCATCACCTTGGGCTCCGGCTATGCGTACCTGAAGGAGTACACCGACGCGGTGCCCGCGACCAAGGCTGATCTGACGGCCCTGTGTGCGGCCGACAATCTGCTGGGCTACATCAAGGGCGGCGCATCTCTGACGTATACCCAGGAGACCTATGAGGAGAAGGACGATCTGGGATTTGTGTCCAAGATCATCACCACCGACGAGGAGGCTCTGCTGAAGCTGGGCCTGCTGACCTGGAACGGCACTACCCTCAAGAGCCTGGTCGACCGCTGCCAGTCGTCCGAGGCCAATGGCCTGCGCACCACCAAGATCGGCGGCGCCGGCAATGCCCAGGGCAAGTACTACGTTGTGTGCTTCCACTGCCCGGACGCCATCGACGGCGACGTGTGGGTGGTAATCGTTGGCAGAAACACCGCCGGGGCCACCATCACCTTCGCCAAGGACAACGGCACGGTGATCGAACCGGAGTTCAAGGCCAAGCCCCACGATACGGACGGCACCCTGGTGCTGTTTTTCGAGGAAATCCCCGCAGCCTGAGCGCTTACCCCACAGGGGCGGCCCTGTGCCGCCCCTGTGCTATTAGGAGGAAATGATGATCGATTTCAGCGCATACGCCAAGCCCACCTTTACCGTGCGCCTCCGGGGCGCGGACAGCCCCACGCTGCGCCTTACGCCCCCGCCGGTTGAGCTCGTGGACGAGCTCAAGACTGTGGGCACCCTGCTGCCTGATGCAGGCAGCGGCAACCGGAACGCCCTGGCCGCCATCTATGCCATTGCGGCCGCCCTGATGAACTACAACCGCGACGGCATCCCCATCCAGCCGGAGGATATCACCGGCAAGTATGATCTGGATCTGGAGGATATGGCCGTATTCTTCGCCGGGTATGTGGAGTTCATCAACGGCCTATCTGAAAGAAAAAACTGATGCTCCCTTGGTACCCATCCGGCGATACCAAGGGAAATTACGAATATAGCATCCCCAGCGCCTGGCGCAAGTTGGTGGCCGATTACACCGGTCTGAGCCTGGAGGCCGTTGGCCGCCTGGACTATCTCCGGTATCTGGCCCTGCGGCGGGATGCGTACATCTATCGCCTGGAACAGACGGATGAGGGCCGGGAATACCTGGCCAACGCCTGGCGCATGACCCAGACGAAGCCGGATCGTGCCGCACTGCGTGAGCAGTTCGGCAGCAAGGAGGTGTGAAATGGCCAACAAGCTGATTCGGGGCCTTACCGTAGAGATTGGCGGCGATACCACCAAGCTGGGCGAGGCCCTGAAAAATGTAGAATCCAAAAGCAAGGGCCTTTCCGGCGAGCTGGCGCAGGTCAACAAGCTGCTGAAGCTGGATCCCACCAATACAGAGCTGCTGGGCCAGAAGCAGAAGGTGCTGGCCGGGCTGATTGAATCCACATCCGAGAAGCTCGAGAAGCTCCGCAGTGCAGAGGCGACCGCTACCAAGGGCGTCAAGAACTGGGACGCCTACACCAAGGCCGTTGCCCCCATCGAGGCGCAGATCGACAAGGTAACGGAGTCCCTGCGCCGGATGAAGGCCCAGCAGGAGGAGGCCCAGGAGGATTTCGGCGTTGACTCTGATCAGTATATGGCGGCCTCCGCCCGGGTGGAGGAAGTCTCCAAGCAGCTCAAGGCCCTGCGGGAGCAGGCCAGGAACGTGCGGGAGGAGTTCGATAATCCCATTTCCCCGGAGGCACACCGTGCGCTACAGCGTGAGATTGCGGCCACCGAAAATGCCCTGAAGAACTACGAGGACGCCGCCAAGGACACGGACGAGGCATTGAAAAGCCTGGGCAAGGGGGCCAAAACCGCCGAACAGCGCACCCAGGAGCTGGCGGAGCGCTCCGGCGTGGCCGCCAAGGACCTGGACAAGCTCAAGGAAAAGGCGGACGACGTGGCCGACAAGGGCCTGAAGGTCCTGGCGGCAGCGGCCACCGCTGCCGTGGCCGCCCTGACGGCGGCCTCCGAGGCCACCCGGGAGTACCGCACAAACATGGCCAAGTTGAACGTAGCCTTCACCGACAACGGCCACAGCGCGGCAGAGGCCCAGGAGGCATACCAAGAGCTGGTGGGTGTGCTGGGCGAAAGCGACCAGGCCGTTGAGGCGGCCAACCACCTGGCCAAGCTCACGGACAACGCCCGGGACCTGGCCACCTGGACCGGGGACATTCTCCCGGGCGTGTTCGCCACCTTCGGCGACTCCCTGCCCATCGAGGGCCTGACGGAGGCTGCCAACGAAACGGCCAAGGTTGGGCAGGTCATCGGCGTCCTCGCGGATGCGCTGAATTGGGCTGGAACAATCACCGAGGATGAGTTTAACGTGGCGTTGGCGGCCTGCTCCGATGAACAGGAACGCCTGGCGCTGATCACCGGCACGCTGTCCGGCCTGTACAAGTCCGCTGCCGCCCAGTATAAGCGCACCAATGCCGAGGTGATCCGGGCCAACAAGGCTAACGATGCCTGGACGGCGTCCCTGGCGCGGTCCGGCAAGGTGATGGAGCCCATCATCACCGACGTGAAAGAGCTGGGCGTGGAGCTGCTCCAGAGTGCGGATCAGCCCATCCGGCGGATCAGTAAGTATATCCGGAGTACGCTTCTCCCCACGCTGGAGAAGGTCTCCAAGTGGGCGCTGAAGAACGGCCCGCAGCTCATCGGCGTGACCACCGGCCTTGCCACAGCCATGGGCACCTACAAGGTTGGAGCTGCGGCGGCGAAAATCGCCACCAGCGACCTGACCAAGGTCATCCTGGGGGCCGAGAAAGCCCAGAAGCTCCTGAACCTGACCACGGCGGCAACCCCGTGGGCCCTGGCCATTGCCGGGGCTGCGGCTGTTGTCGCAGGCTTGGCGGCGCTGAGCGATGCCCAGGCCCGGGCGGCTGAGTCCGTCAGCGCCCTGAGCGCTGAGGAGCAGTCCCTGTGCGATTCAGCCCGGGACGCAGCGGACGCATTCGCGGAGCAGCAGGCGGCCGTGCAGGAATCCATGAACGGCATCACCTCCCAGTTCGATCACACGGAGGCCCTGGCGAGTGAGTTGATGCGTCTGGCTGGTGCCTCCGGCGAAGTCCGCGAGGCGGACCGCGCCCGGGCCGCATTCATCCTGGGCGAACTCAACGATGCTCTGGGCACGGAGTATAGGATGGTAGGCGGCCAGATTCAGGCGTACAGCGATCTCAAGGCCAGCGTGCAGGAACTGATTACCGTGAAGCGAGCCGAGGCTCTGCTGAGCGTGAACGAGGACGCCTACAAGAACGCCCTGGCCAACCATCAGGCATACTACAACGCCCTGACGCTGGCCGAAAAGGACTACCGCGCCCAAATGGAGCTTACGGCGGAAGCCGTAGAGCGCAACCTGAAGGCCCGGGAATCCGGCAGCCGGCAGGAGCAAATCAACGCAGAAAACGCCCTGCGGGAGGCCCAGCGCATTGAGGAGCTCAAGCGCCAGGCGTGGCTGCAGTCTGCGGCCGACTTTGGCGCCTGCAAGGCTGAGGAACAGAAGTATGAGGCGGCGGCCGTGGCGGCCATGAGCGGCAACTATGAGCGCGTGGAGCAGATACTGGCGGATACAAGCTATGCTTACGATGCTATGGCGGACGCGGTAGGGACATCCCTCGACAAGTCTACCTCCGCCATGGCCCGCAGCGCCACGGAGGCGGACGTATATGCCCGGTACCTGCGCACCAATTTTGAAAACGGCGTAGCCGGTTTCACGGAGTCCATGGTGCTGGAGGCGGAACAGGCCGCCGATGAGCTGTGGAAAAAGCTCGACACGGCCCCCGACAAGGCTGTGCAGTTCGGCAAAGATGTGGGCGATGGCATGGTTAAGGGCCTGGAAGCCAAGCGCCAGGCTTTATACGATTCGGCTGAAGGGATCGCGAACGGCATGTTCCGGCGGCTGCGGGCCGTGACGCAAACCCACAGCCCCTCCCGCAAGATGGAAGGCGTGTTCCGGGATATCTGGGCAGGCGCCGAGGTGGGCACAGAAAAGGCTGAAAAGCCCATCCTGGCCCAGACGGAGGCCCTGGCCAAGAAGCTCCTGGACATTGATGCTGCGGCCAATATGCCCGCCCTGGCTCTGCGGGAGATCACCGGCCGGGATCAGGTGTACCGGCGTGCATCGGCGCCGTCGGACGCGCCCGCTTCCGGCGGCATCCCCCTGGGCAACCTGGCCGCCAAGCTGGATATGATCCTGGCCGCCATCGAGCGCGGCCAGATCATCGCCCTGGATGGCGATAAGATCGTGGGCGGCACCGTGGAGAGGATGAATGCGGAGCTTGGCCTGATCAGTGCCGGAAATACCCGGAATGTGAGGTGATACCGTGGCCAGAAAGGCTGTAATCGGAAACTATGATACGGCCGCCAAGGGGTGGACGCTGTGCGCATACGCGCTGGATCCACCCTCCTGGCGGGAAAATCTCGTGGAGGTCCCCGGGATGGACGGGGCCATTGATCTGAGCCCGTACCCCAGCGGGGAGGTAGCCTATAGCCCCCGGGTCCTATCCATCACGCTGGAGCGCTCCGACGGCACCCGAGACAGCCGGGAGACTGCCATTGACACTATGGTCAACGCCTTGGACGGGAAGTCCCTGAAAATCACCCTGCCGGACGGCGTGGACCACTATGTCCGGGGCCGTGTGCGGGTAGCTCCGCAGTACAGCGACCTGGCGCACGCCCAGGTGATTGTATCGGCCACCTGCGATCCTTGGCGCCGGAAGGCCACCCCCACGGTAGTATCCGGGACCGTGCCCGAATCGGGCACGCTGTCCCTGAGCCTGCCCAATGAGCGGCGGCCCGTGGTGCCCAGCATCCAGGTATCGGCGGCGGCTACCATCACCTTCAGCGGAAAAGATATCGCCGTGGGAGCCGGTACGCACCGCAGCCTGGATATCCGCCTGGTTGCCGGAAGCAACGCCATCGCCGTTGCGGCAGCGGCCGGAACCACGGTGGCCATCACCTACCAGGAGGCGGCGCTATGAACTATACCGGCGCTGTTTGCGGCAAGGCCGTAGCCGGTGTGGCCATCTGCGGCACGGATGAGCAGCCTGCGCAGATGTTCCAGGGCTACCAGCTGCGCTACGGGGACTACATCCTGTATGATCCCCGCGGGGCCAACGAGGTGGACAAGCTACGGGTGTCTGCGGCCACGGTGGAGTTGACAGCCGGCAAGGCAGGCTCCATGGCGTTCACGCTGCCGCCGGATCACCCCTACCGGGACCATCTGCCCTATATGCGCCCCGGGCTGGAACTGCTGCAGGGCCGGTATGTGGTGTGGCGGGGCCGCGTTGTCTCCCAGGTGGGCGACTTTCGCAACAACCTCAACGTTACGGCGGAGGGCGTCATGGCAGTGCTCAACGACTCCACCGTCCCACCATTTGCGTATCCGGACGATTTTGCGGCGGATGCGGACTATCAGGCGGCTGCCAACAACGGCAACGTGGTGGATTTCCTGTTCCGCTGGTTCCTGGCCCAGCACAATGCCAAGGTATCTGCGGATCAGCAGATCAAGCCGGGCGTCTGCACCGTGACGGACGCCAACAACTACATTGCCCGCAGCGCCACCAAGTATCTCACCACCATGGAGGCCATGACCACCCGCCTTACCGGCTCCGCCCTGGGTGGATACCTCCTGATGCGGTACGAGGCGGACGGAAACTATCTGGACTATTATGCGGACCTGCCGCTGACCAACGCTCAGGCGGTGCAGTTCGGACAAAATCTCCTGGATCTGGAGCGCCAGCTTACCGGCACCGGCATCTACACCGCCATCCTGCCGGTGGGCAAGGATGGCCTGACCATCGCGGAGCTGGCCGACGGCGATCTGACGGACGACCTGGTCAAGGAGGGCCCGTATGTCTGGTCCCGGGCCGGTGTGGCAAAGTACGGTTGGATCTGTCCCGGCCCCACGGATTGGCAAGACGTCACCGTGGCCGGAAACCTCCAGTCCTACGCAGCGGCCCGGCTGGCTACCTCCGGCTGGGCGCTGGAGGAGTCCATTACCTGCAAGGCCATCGACCTGCACGTTACGGATGCTGCTGTCGCTGCCTGGCGGGTAGGCCGATACACCATGCTGGCCACCACGCCCCACGGCATCCGGGCGGCCATGCCTCTGCTGCAAATGCACATTGATCTCTTGGACCCGGCGCAGACCACCGTCACCATGGGCCGGACGCGGCGCACCTTTACCGGCGACGTGGAGATCGAGCGCAACCGCGTATCCCAGGGCATGGAGGAGGTGCGGCAGGAGACCGAGGAGCGGATCAACACGGTGCGACAGATCCTCACCGAGCGCATGACGCAGATTTCTCAGTCGGATCGGCAGATCCTCCTGGAAGCCCTGCAAGGATATGTGGAGATCGGGGACTTTGAAAGCTACAAGAAGGTCATGGACGCCACTCTGGCCATCCTGCCGGATCAGATCCGCATGGAGGTCTCTGAGGAGATCACGGAGCAGGTGGAGGACGCCACCGGAGACATCCGGCAGTCCGTCCGCACCATGAACCAGTATATGTCCTTTACGGCGGCCATGGGGATGCTGCTGGGCAGCGAGGGCGACCCCGTGAAGGTGCAGATCAACAACCAGGGGCTGAATATCCTCCGGGAGACACTGGCGCTGCTGTCCATCAATCAGCGTGGCGTATATACGCCATCGCTGTATATCCGGCCCATGGATCCGGACGACCCCACCGCCGGGTGCCTGTACCTGGGCAACCTGGTGGTCCGGGTTGCCCCGGATGGGTCCGTGGTGGGCGCGAAGGGAGTGAATGCCAATGGGTGAGCTGTACGGCGCACAATCCACATACGGCTGGCGGCTGCGGCTGGGGTACACCATCCAGCAGTCCCGGACCAATAACCGCAGCACCATCGCCCTTGCGCTGCAGCTCTACGACGGCACCGGCGAGAGCTACAACCAGGCGGCTAACAGCTGCTACTATGTCCTCCAGGGCTCCAAGGTATACCACCCTTACAGCTACAAGGCTAAGGGATGGTATGACCTGGGTACCAAGACCATAACCGTGGATCATGACGCCAAGGGCGAGGCGGCGGTAACGCTGTCCGCCGAGTGGCACAGCGGATTTACCTCCCAGTGGACGCCGTCCAGTCTGACGGTGTCCGGCAAGGTCACCCTGCCTACGATCCCCCGGGCGTCGTCCCTGGCTGTCCCGGCTCTGACGTTGGGTAGCTCCGCTACGCTGGACGTCACCAAGGCAGACAGCAGCTACACGCACAAGATCACCTACGCCTGGGGTACACACTCCGGGACGGTGACAGACCGGACCAGTGACACCTCCATAGCATGGACGCCGCCCATGGAGCTTGCCAGCGACATCCCCAACGCCGCCAGCGGTGTGGGCACGCTGACCATTACCACCTATGACGGAGATTCCGTGCTCGGCAGCCTGTCCTATAGCTTCGCTGCCTCCGTGCCCTCCAGCGCGGCTCCTGTGGCCACCGTGGCGCTCTCGGACGCTGGGGGGTATGCAGATACCTATGGTGCTTACGTGCAAGCCAAGAGTCGCCTGAAGGCCGTCACGACGGCCTCCGGCCAGTACGGGGCCACCGTCAAGGGGTGCGTCCTGGCCGTCTCCGGTCTAACGGCCTCCGGCCTCACGGCTACCTCCGGCGTGCTGCCGGAGTCCGGCACCGTGGGCTATACCGTCACCGTCACCGACTCCCGGGGACTGGCCACAGTGCTGCGGGGCACGATCACGGTGCTGCCGTATGCCGCGCCGGGCATCCGATCCATCAGTGTAGCCCGCTGCGACGCAGACGGAGCAGACGATCCCGCCGGCGCCTATGCCCTGGTGTCCTTCGTGGGCGCGGTGTCCCCCCTGGGCGATCAGAATACGGCGGCATACGCCATCCGGTATCGGGCGCAGGGCTCCGACACTTGGAGCAGCCAGGCTGTACCGGCTGCGTCCGGGCAGTATGCGCCCAGCGCCTCCGGCGTTATCCCGGCAGCAGTGGATACAGTGTACGAGGTGTGCGTGGCCGTTACGGACGCCATGGGCCGCACCGACAGCCTGATTGTGATCCTGCCCTCTGCGCAGGTGCTATTCCGCACCGCCCCCAATGCGGATGGGCTATCCATCGGACAGTATCGCACGGAGTCCGGCGCTCTGATCGTGGGCGGCCTGATCACTGCGCTGAAGCTCCCGGCGATGGCCGGTGTATCCCTGGGAGGCAGGGCCCTCCTCGATCTCCTGCATCCCATCGGGAGCATCTACCAGTCCACCGTGGCCACCTCCCCGGAGGAGCTATTCGGCGGGACGTGGGAGCAGGTCAAGGACGTATTCCTGCTGGCGGCGGGTGACTCCCGTGCCGCTGGCAGTACCGGCGGCGAGGAGGAGCACATCCTGACGGCGGCGGAGATGGCAAACCACACTCACGGCTACGATTACACGGGCCAGAGCGACGCCATTGGCACCGGGGCCATCAAAATCGTGTCTCCCGGCGGCGCCGCCAACGCTTACACGGGCAAGGCCACGTCCAACTGCGGCGGCCAGGCCCACAACAATATGCCGCCGTACCTGGCCGTGTACACATGGCGCAGGACGGCTTAAGGAGGGAGTATATGCCCGAAATTAAAATCAAAGTCCTCGACAAGTGCGCCGAGGGCGAGGGCGTGATTATCTGTAACAACAGCGACTACACGGTGGTGTGGGACCTGGACGGGGAATGGACGCCTTACGACACCAAGACCATGCGGGTGAACCTGGCGGACGGAAGCTATCAGGACGTGGTGTTCACCGGCAATGCGGCGGCCCTGCCGGTGCTGACTGCTTCCGGTTGGGTGTCCGTGGGCTTGTATGCCGGAGACCTGCATACAAGCCGGGCGGCCCGGCTTCTGGCCCTGTCCTCCGTGCTTACTCCCGGCGGTTCCCCTGCCGCCCCGGCGGAGGACGTATATGCACAAATCATGGCCAAACTCAACGAGCTGTCTACCGTCTCCCCGGAGGATATCGCCAAGGCCGTGGAGGACTACCTGGCGGAGCACCCGGCGGCCTCTGCGTCCATGCGGGTGGAGGGTGGCTATATCCAGTTCTCCGCCGACGGCAAGACGTGGGAAAACGTGATTGCCCTGGCCGATCTGAAGGGCCCCAAGGGCGACTCGGGCGCGGGGATGGACGTCACCGGAGCCAACGTAGGCCAAACCGTCAAAATCGCGGCGGTGGATGACAAGGGAGTACCCACGGCGTGGGAACCGGTGGATATGGCGGGAGGCGGAGGATGTGAGACGTGGGAAAAGATTGCAGATGTCGCGTTGTCTGCCGATACGTCATTGTACATAGTTGCTAATTTTGCAACGTGGAGAAAAGTAAAAATCATACTGGACCGAGATACTTTCATAAGTGGATTGTCGAAAAACGTATGGTGTAGATTATTCAAAGGAAAATCGGAATATGCCAGTTTAGGTTACCTAACGTCCGAATACGGTTATCTCCATTGGGAATTTGGCGCGGAAGTAAACGACCTATTTGCTACTTCATTCAAAATTGCGTCAAACAATCGCTACGCCAGTACGTATATCACTTCTACTGGTACTTATTTTCTTTATAACGTATCGCCTGACGATTTGGATATAGGAATTGCGTTCACTGATACATCTGTCATCCAAGCGGGCGACAAAATTACAGTTCTGGGAGTGCGAAGATGAAAATCTACGAAAACGGCGTCATCCGCGACATGACGCCCGAAGAAATCGCGGAAATGGAGGTGGTTCGCCTCCGCTACGAGGCGGAAGAAAAGCACCGCCCCCTCTCCACCGAGGAAGTCCAGGCTATGCTCATCCGCCAGCAGGTGAACACCCTAACCGTGGACGATGCAACGGCCCTCCGTATGGCAGCATTCTATCCCGAATGGGAAAGCGTCAAGGCTTATACTACGGCCAACGGCTGCCCGATTGGCTACAAGGTCACGCAGGGCGGAAAGCTGTACAAGCTGCGGAAGGAGCATACCTCTCAGGACAGCTGGGCACCCGGCATGACCGGCACGGAAAGTCTTTGGGAGGAAATCTGTGAACAGCATGACGGGACTAAGTACGATGCGATTCCTTATAACGGCAATATGGCATTAGAGGCCGGGAAGTATTACACCCAGGACGGCGTATTGTACTTGTGCAATCGCGATACCGGCAACCCGGTGTATCATCCGCTGAGCGCACTGGTGGGGCTGTATGTGGAGGTGGTAAGCGATGCCTCTTGAAAAAGTGGTGTATGAGGATAACGTAACGGTTATCGATGCCGCCCAGCTCAACGCTATCCAGGATGAGATCATACGGGTGGCGGCGAAGGTGGATGATGGCGGACTGGTAGGTCCGGCCATCACCGTGGCCATTCCCCCATTGGTTAGGGTCCTGACCGGCAGCGAATTCAGTATCTACTACGCCAATGTGATTTCCCGGCAGAACGCCATTTTTTGGTGCAGCTCAGTCAGTGGGCTGACCACACGGCGGTATGACGATCATCTGTCCGTAACGGCCAATGCAGCCGGGACGTATCCGCTGCAGTGGAAAGTGTACAGTTCTGGTTACAGCCTGCTGGCAAGCGGCACGTGCACGATCATCGCCGTAGACAACAAGGCTGTTACCGCTTCGGCGCTGGTCATCGGCGATAGCACCGTGACCCAGGGCGACTACATCTGCAAGAAGCTGCTGAGCTGCTTTTCCGCCGCGGGCGGTGCGCTAACGCTGCTCGGGACACGCGGCACGGCTCCGGCCAAACACGAGGGCCGGGCCGGGTGGAAAGCCTCTGACTACTGCACTAAGGCGGCGGACGGCACCTACACAAACCCATTTTACGACAACGGCTTCGATTTCAGCCACTACATGGCCACTCAGGGCTACACCGGCGTGGGCGTGGTGGTCATCCAGCTGGGCATCAACGATATCTTCTATGCAGGGCTTGATTCTTTCTCTGCTGCCGAAACGATTGGATACATGGACGCCATGGTGACCTCCATCCTGGCTTACGACAGCAGCATCAAGGTCATCGTTGATCTGCTTACGCCGCCCAATGGGAACACCTCCGTTTTCACAGAGAAATACGGCACCAGTCAGATCGACTTCGTCTATCGCTTGAACACGATACGCCTGTCCAAGGCGCTGATGGAGCACTTTGCCGGTAACGCATCCGTGGTTGTCTCGCCCAACAACTGTGTGCTGAATCCGACTCAGGACATCAATGATGGCGTACATCCCACGGAGGGCGGCTATGCGAAATTGGGGCAAATGATCTACGAAACAATGCTGGGTGTGCACGACAGTGACAGCGGCGGAGGCCAGACGCCCTCCCTGTGGGATATGCCCGCCCGGACGGGCGTTCAGTGTCCGGAGTATTCCGACGGAGCCGTGGGCAGGGACTTCAGCGTGGATAAGTACTATTATCCGCTGTCCTTCAACGGGACCACTCAAAGCCCGGCCAATGCATCGATGACGGACTTTGCGGTCGGAACGGACACACTGGAATTCACCATTAAGGCCGGAGGTGCAAGCGCAAGCCAGCTCTCCGGATACGGCATCGTGGTTCCGCTGGCGCTGGAGGTCGGAAAAAGTTACACCTTCACGGCAAAATGTGCCAGCGCAAACAGCGGCGTGAACCTGATGACCTATAACGTAAGCGACGGCGTGTGGACCTACGCGTCCAACGCTCGAGTCTGCTACAGCACCACGGAGCTTTGCTCCAATGTCATAACCCCAGAGGCTGGGAAGGGATACGCTATCTGTTTCTCCCAAAAAAGCGGCGGCGTTGGTACGAAAAACGTCTTCAGTCAGATTTCTTTGCAGGAGGCGTGAAATGAGCGTACCGATTTTGTGGATTTGGGACGAGGCGGCCCAGAAGTACGTCCCGCTTCCCGCTGTTGGGCAAACGGTGCGACTATCCAGTGGATTGTCATGGCGCGCCGATAATCAGTAATCACGCCGCCCAAGGCGGCAGGAAAGGAGATTTTACATGAAAGAAAACACGATCAAGGCCGCGCTGGCGGCTGCGCTGGGGGCGCTGTGCGCTTACGGCATCCAGCTGCTGGTGCCGGTGCTGGTGCTGCTGGTGGTGATGGTCCTGGACTACATCACCGGCATGGCCAAGGCCTGGCACGCCGGGGAGCTGTCCTCCCGGGTGGGCCTGTGGGGCATCCTGAAAAAGGTGGGCTATCTGGTCATCGTCGGGGTGGCCTGCGTGGTGGACTGGCTGCTGCGCTACGGGGCGGACAGCCTGGGCTGGAACTGGCCGGTGGACTTTTTGTTTGCCAGCATCGTCATCATCTGGCTGGTGATCAACGAGCTGCTGTCCATCCTGGAGAACGTTTCGGCCATCGGCGCACCGGTGCCGGGCTTTATGCAGGCCCTGCTGAAAAAACTGAAGGTACACACCGAGGACACGGCAGAGGAGAACCTGCCGGGAGAGGAGAATAGCGATGAGTAAGAAGGTCTACATCAGCCCCAGCGACCAGGTGAGCAACGCTTACGCCTGGGGCAATACCAACGAGCACGTCCAGTGCCAGAAGATCGCCGAGGCAGAGGCGGCGGCCCTGCGCCGCAGCGGCGTGGAGGTGCAGGTGGCGGCTCTGGGTTCCACCATGGCCCAGCGCTGCGCCCAGTCCAACGCTTTCAGGGCGGACATCCACAACTGCGTCCACACCAACGCCTGCAACAAGCAGGTCATGGGCACCCGGCTGTTCTGCTACGCCATCCCTGGCAAGGGGTACGACGCCTGCAAGGCGGTGTTCAACGAGCTGGCCCCGCTGTCCCCGGGCACGTCCGAGAACGTGCAGAAGAACCCCAACCTTTACGAGGTGCGGACTCCGGCGGCTCCCACGGTGTACTGTGAGTGCGAATTCCACGACACGGTGGAGGGTGCCAAGTGGATCGTGGAGCACACCACGGAGATCGGTGAGGCCATCGCCAAGGGCCTGTGCAAGTACCTGGGCGTGACCTTCGTCCCGGCCAAGGCGGAGGAGAAGCCCGCCGAAGAACCCAAGGCCGACACCGAGCAGGTGCTGTACCGGGTCCAGGTGGGGGCCTTCGCCGTCCGCGCCAACGCCGACAGGATGCTGGAAAAGCTGAAAGCGGCGGGGTTCACCGGGTTCGTGGTGAAGGGGAAGAAGTAA